GCCACGGGGCCACCCTGTTATCTACAGGGTTTGTCTTCAAGCTATGTTCGTCGGTAAAGTCGAACATAACCGAGAAAAAGACCTATCGTCCCCAGCATTAGGGGAGGATGGGTGTTTTAATTTTTCTCAAAAGAAAGACAATTGGCTTCTCCCACACGGGTTAAATAACCCGCTCCCGCCCAGAATTATCTGGGCGATCGCCATCCAAGCTTGATGCTGACGTGCTTGGGACGTCCTGAACGTTCCAAGTGCTTCTCATCTTGACTTACGGATGGCATCCGCAAGGAAGTCCTGCGATCTAGAGAATTTTTAAGTTCTCTGGGATCGAAAGACGGGCTGGGCTCGTAACAGGGGAGTAAGTCAGTATCCACTCTGACAACCCCTGTTGGAAAACGAGATTCCAACCTGAGCAGGCACTTGAGGAGGGCACCAGATCCTCCGAGTGGATCACTCGGAGGTTTGCCTTGCACAAACCATCCCTTAACCAAAGGGATTTGCAAGGATGGGTCTCTCCGGGATCGGTTTGGAACGTGATTGTCCAAACCAGTTCCGGTACAGACCCTGCCCAACAGTGAGGAGTCTGGCCCGACGACAGGAAAGTACTTAAGTAATTTCCAAAGTCGGTTATCCAGCAACTCAATGGTCCGTTCGAAGCAACCGACTTCCGCCAGTTGGTTCCGAAGAGAGACCGTCGAGATAACCTCACTAGCGTCAGTGATCGTGGTAGGTAGATTACGTCGGACACGGACGATTGAAACGTCCCTACCGGCATAATACTCCTTCCCGCAAGATTCTCTGAACCTTCCGGTCCAGAAGGACTTGCTCAAACCAACTCGAGCACCGAAATGTTCGAGGGTTTGAACGATCATACGCACCTGTCTAATGGGGACGATCAAATCATCCCCATAGACACGCACCGATCCAGAAAGGGACTTAATGTCCCTTCTGGTAAGTGACGTGTTGAGCGACCTCTGAATTCCTAGGAAGATAATGGTTGTAAAAACCATCGCTTCCATCGGAAAACAGAGAGCTGAACCCATCGACGCATACTTGGCAAGGCGTATAACGCCTTCACCAGGTACGTCGGCCCGCCGAGAACGAGTTGCGTCAACCGCCGCATGCAAATGCGGCCAGCGACGTAACATCGCTCGAACGAGCTGATTGGAGACACGATCAGATGCTTCACTCAGATCGAGTGTTGCCGTCTGACCATCGATTGAGCCTTGATGAGCCATTCTCTGATTAGGAGTTTGGTCATCGAAGCCAATCATCTTTGAAAGGAGGTTATCCCTTTCAAAGTGATCAAGGAAACATCGCAAAATTGCTTGCTGCATGTACTGCATAACAGCAGGCTCAATCGCGATAATCCGAGGTGTCTTCATCGTTTTAGGCACTGAAACCACCCTCACGGGCGTTTCAGCACCAGGTTCGGTGAAGGACTCCTCATCCAACTCCTCAATAAAATTGAGGTTAGGAAGGAGGAACTCATGAGCAGGAAAGCACTGCTCGAGTCGAGTGGTCCAGGACCGCAGATTGTACTTTCCATTAGAGGAAAGACGGTCCGCGGTAGCGCCTGGTCCATGCCTGGGCAAGAGAGTTCCATAGTGGATATCACTATCCATTTTTGCGAACACCCTACCGAAGAGCAAATTCGACATGTTCTCAAAGTCGCGGAGATCGCTTTCTGCGAGCTTTGAGTCGAATTCTCGGACTTCACGCTCACACTTGATAAAGTCAGACATCGCTTTCTTCACTCGTGCATCACTGCAAGGGTGAAGAATCTTTCCAAACGTCAACGTTAGCTGACGTATGGCAAAGATTGCATCGATGTCTGGTTCATCAAGCAACACGCCAGATACAGGGTCAAATACGCGACCGAAGAAACCCTGAAGAAATTCAGGGAGACTTCTCCCTCGTCTGTAGTAAAACGAGGGATGGAATGTCGCGTGACCTTGGTCCAGCCACTTTTGGGTGGCTTTTCCGAGGTCAGGCAGGGTTATCGTTAAAAACGATAGCCCCTCGCATTTGACTCTCCGCTTGACCGTTTTCTTGTCAAGCGTGGCGCTGGTGCAGCAAGCAATGGCCAAGTCATCGGCCATTGCTGCCCAGAGTGCTATCAGGCTTTTCAAAGACCCTCCTTAAATAGAGGTAATCTTTCCTTAGCCCGATGGTTCTCTCTTCTCCAAATCTAAGAATAGTTCCTTAGATTCCACAGACCTACACGGACTGTGACTTCATGGAGAAGAACCACGAGGTGCCTTGGTATATCCAAGACAAGCTCAGGCAGTTAAGTGAAGTGCAGGGCTCCGACAACGTCGAAGACCTCATTCACAACAACTACTAAACCCTGTATCAGACTCAGAATTGCGAGAGCAAGAACCTTGCGATTCTTGATCTTGCTTCTGGGCTGATGTCGGGATGCTCCGCTAGGAGCGTTAGTAGCTGCCGCGAGAGCTTCTTGGTATACAGTTCCTCTTCGTTCAATCGCCTGCGGACTCGCAACTCCTCTGTTACCAAAGGAGGGCGAGGCCACCGACGAAAATTGTTCGAAGGTGACATGTATACCAATTCCCCTACGATTCACCACCAAGAAGCTTGGTGATGACCGCATCCGATGATGCAGTAAACCAGGTCTTAAAGCCCTGGTAGATCTGCAACATCTCCGTGGCCGTATATCCCGCCGTCGGCATGTCAAAGACCACGTAGCAACTGCTACCGATCTTGACATTCGTCGCCGGAATAAACGGATCAGCGGTGATCTTGGAATGATCGATCCTGAGCAGATGTCTATTGCGCTTCGCATAAGTATGCGAAGCCTTTACGACAATCAGCCCATCTGACGTTTGATACGATGTATCGTCTCCTTCTACCGATGTTTTCGGTAGGGTGTACGGCACCGCATTGATCGTCAGTGAAATTGGATCGGTGAATGCCATCAGGCAACACTCCTAGGACTCGGTGTTTTGCACCGAGCCCCTTTGGCTCGGCACGGGACAACTATCTCAGCCGATTCGGGTTAAACCCAAAGCGGCAGTGATAGCGAGTTGGCGTGGAGTGAAACCACTCCAATCCAGCCCGAAACCAAATGGTGTCGCTCGCCTGCGCCTCTTTGTCTCAATAAAGAGGGAAACAGGAGAGACCACAACAGCTCCCTTATATGAATTGGAGCCGGTGTGGTAGTATGTACGAGATGTGACTTTATGTTCCATCACGTAACCATACTTGATCACCAAACCATCGACTGCCATGTCAGAAGTATTGGAGACAATGTCTCCCATATTCGACACCCAGTCGAGGGCCCACGTCCACGGAACCAAGTTCCAGACGACCTCTGGCGTAAGCTCGATACCCATTAAGGGTCCGGCTTTAGCCGCCGCATCCACGATACCAAATCGGCTTCCCCAGCCGACAGGTAGGTGGTATGTGAAGGCACCAGAAAACCACGTACGTTTGTACGTGCGGTCGCACTGGATCAAAGAGCCAGTGGGAGTGGAGGCGTCAACGATGCAGGTATTGTCAGTATCCGTACGAGGAAAGTACGGTCTGCCAGTACCAAGTATCTGCCACGTCTCACTCATCTCTACAGGAAGTTCCATCCTCCGTCGTACCAACTTGTGTGAGTTACGTTCATACGCTTGAACAATCGTATGAGCGTTAGCGGCAGCGTAGCTTGCGCCACGTATGTCGCTCACAAGTGGTAGCCAACCAAACTCATGGTTCAAATATTCCGAGCCTGCCGCTTTGGCAAAGCTCGTTCTATTTTTCCATGAAGATACACCCCACAAGTGGGGTAATCCCTGAGTCTTGGCTTCAGCCAAGTCAGTGGCTAGGTTGGCGACGTTGTTTGTCGGCTTAACCAACGAGATTAAGGATGCTCCAGCGGTATCCAGGTTTGAAAGCCCTGGAATCGTTGGAAACACCCATCCCGAAGGATGAGACGGCAAAACGGGACCACGATAATCGTAGTGCCGCATGATGTTGGGAAAGGTGGGATCGACATGATCACCAAAGATGTGAGCGAATGATAAATCACTCACCACACCTTTGCGTGTCAGTTCGAAATCACCGCCAACATCACCAGTAAATTGGAATCTCTTAAAAGATCCCAATTTAGAGTGATGGTTCTCGTCCAGTGTAACAACTGAACCTCTTGGCAGGAGAGAGTTACCGGGTACTTTCATCTTGTAGAGATTATCTACAGTGATAGCACCGGTAGTCTTGTTCGTACGCCACGAATGCTCTACCGTTCCAGGATCGGAAAACCAAAGATCCTCGAATGTGGTATGACGTTCGCGCATACGACCTCCAAGAGCTGTAGATAGTGGTTTGGTCATCCACTTCCGGTTAGGAAGTAGATAGCTGCGCCATGCCTGGGGCCCG